GTAATGGCAGCTTGGAACTGGTATCGTGCCAGCTGCACGTCCTGATAGGCCGCTGCGAGCGCTGGGACGTGCTGCAACGGCTCTATGGCACGTATTGTACACCCTTCTCCGAAGTCGGGCACGTTGCCCTCGCCGAACTGGCGTGCCACCCAGTCCAGCCACTCCTCGCCGAACCCCATTGCCTCGGCGTTCGCCGTGTCGAACCCGTCCGACCAGTCTGCGACCATCACGAGCGAGAACGTGTACATGCGCTCGACCGTCCCGTCGATGAACTCGCGCACCTTCGCGTCGTTGTACACGACGTTGACTGCCCTCTCGTCTGCCTTCATGTCCACGGCGTTCAGCTTGAGGTACTTCCCGATGCCGTCGTATGTCTTCAGCCACCTCACGACCGCATCCGTCTTGCCTGATACCTTCATTGATGCCTCCGTGAGCCTCTGTGGTCAATCATACGGGCCAGTTTACTACCGATATGGAAGATTATATACGTTGCCGATTCCATCGCCTTAAATCGCCTCCTATCGCTTCAGGTAGTCGGTTGCCGCACTCGCAAGCTCTCCGACGTGCGCTGCCGAGTACGCGTCCGCCCAGTGCGCCGTCGCCAGCGCGTGCCTCTCATGCGAGAACTTCAGGCCGTCGCCGTAGTACATCATCCTCGCGTACGGAGTGCTGTAGCTCACCTCGAACGGCTTCGCGGTCGCCGATGCGTCGAGGAACCCGTTCCGCATGGGAACGTACGGCGACATGCCCCTCATCGCCTCGGTCGCGAGGAACAGGCCGAGTCCGTCGTTCTTCGGTATCGCGTCGAGCTTGCGGTGCACTCCCTCGAACTCAAGCGTGACCTTCATCGCCTTCCTCTTTTCCCTTTAGCTTTTCTATCTGGTAGTCATCTGGTAGTCATCTGGTATAGGTTCGCCCTTGTGGTCAAATTGATTTGCCCGTTAGGGCAAATGAGATTGACCGGACGGGCAATGGCTACGCGCCTTCCAGATGCAGCACGTTCGCGTACTTGAGCATCCCAGAGCCGCCTTCCACCCCGCCGTTGTTCGACAGATCGCGGAACGCGTGAACCTCGAACCCACGGTGCAGGCTCAGCTCCGCGAGAACCTGCCTCTTCGTAGGCTCGCCAGAAAGCCTCGTCTCGCCCAGCATGACGTAATCGCCGGTCGATGCCGTGAGCGCGTCCTTCGGCCTCGCCGTGCAGAACTCCGCGTACGGGACGTAGCGCATCGTCGAGGACGGCACCTGCACGACGCAGCTCTTGGCCGTCAGGGCGACGCCCTGCGCGTCCGTGGTGCGCGAAACCCTCTCGCTCCACATCGCCGGTCTGAGCACTCGCACCGCGTAGACGTCGTTGTCCAGTCCGGAGTCCTTGGCACCGATGCGGTTGAACACGGTCACCGTCTGGTCGAGAACCTTGTCGATGTCGATGTTCATGTCACATCGCCCCGTTGAACGACACGCACTGCGACGTGAGGTCTACTGGCAGAAGCTCCATTACCCGCTCCATGCACTCGTACTCCGCCATCGTGACGGTGGACGTTCCCGAAGACCCGCCGAAGCCGAACGAGTTCACACCGTTGCTGAACGACGTGACGACGGTTCCTGCGGCAAGCGACTTCCTCGCCTCGCGGATTCCGTCGATGCGGTCTATCACGGCCTTCATGGCGAACTCCACTGAGTCTTGCAGACCCTGAGCCTTCAGGTCTGCCGTCACCTGCTCTGAGTGCAGGCGATTCAGCGTCCAATGGTCGAGCAGCAGCTCTGCCTCGGACTCGTACCCGGCGTAGGCTGTCTCCTCAATTGTGCCGCCAAGATCCCGGTACCTCTCGTAGCTTAGATACATTCTTGCCCCCTTACGAGATGACCCCCAGTCGCAAGGCAGGGAGCGACTGGGGGTCTGTTGAACCGGGGACTAGCCCCGATTGCGATTATACACGACTAGGCGGTGAACTTCACCGTCGCGACTGCCACGCACTCGGGGCGCGTGACGGCAGCGCCGTACACGTGGAGACCCTTCACTGCGTCGCTGAAGCGCTTCTCGGGGCGGTAAGCCTCGGTCTTCAGAACCTGCTCGGCGAACGTTCCGCAGATGGGGCTGGATGCCACGACGTTGAAGACGCCGGATGCGGGGCTTGGCGCGTTGACGGACGTCAGGATGTCGAAGCCAGCGGCGCGGTACACGGTGCCCTCGGTGAGTCGCTTCTGAGCCTCGTCGGCTGACACCTGCACGAAGCGGGGGTCGAGCAGCATGAAGCCCTCGAACTCGGAGGGCATGACGCACACGCGGCCCTGCTTGGGGAGCTTCGCCTTGTCGAGCGCTGTCTTCATGCTGACCAGCGTCTCGTACGCGTTGTCCTTGGTGATGACTAGAGGCGTGGTCTTGTTGCCGAGACCTGCGGTGAGCGTGCCCTTGCTGGCGAGCAGCCCGCCGAGGTACTGGTCTGCCACGTCGCTGAAGCCGTATCCGGCACGCGCTGTGGCGGTGTCGAGCAGGCTCAGCTTGGACTGCGCGGCGTCCACGTCGTCAACAGTGATATTGAAGTACTTCGCCTGGTCGATGGTCAGGGTCTGGACGGTGGGCGTCACCTCGTCCGCGTCGGCGATGTCGGAGGACTTCGTGTAGTCCTTGATGGTCACGTCGCCGATTGTGCCGATCTTGACGGTGTCGCCCACGTCGGTGATTTCGCCCTCGTAGTCGCGGTTGAAGAGCTGCGCGTAGACGAGGGACTTCTCAAGGGCGTCAAGAATCTTGGCGCTCCAAACGGTTGGGATGAACTTCTCGGTTGCCATGTCGGCTCCTTACTGCTGGTCTTCCAGCAACTTGTTTACTTCGCTCATGTGCTTTCGGATGTCATCGACGGACATGCCCTTCAGGTCTTCGAGCGACTGGATTGGCGAGTTGCCGCTCCCGCCGCCGTCGTTCGCACCGGGCATCTTCTTCGGGTCGCGCTGCGGGTTTGCCCAGATGCCGTCGGCGTCCTCCGTCACCGATGCCAGCACGTCGGCCAGCTTCATGTCGGGGTTCGCCTTCGACTTCTCGTATGCTGCGGTCTTGATGGCCTTCTCGACGATCGAGTTCGCGAACTTCTTGTCGCCAAGCTCCTTCTGGAACTTCTCCTCGAACTCCGCCTGCGCCGCTCTCTCCGCGTCCTTCGCCTTGCGCTCCTCGTCGGCCTTCTGGTACGCCTTAAGCTGCTCCTGCATCTTCTCGTACTCCTCGGCCTTCGCTGGGTCTGCGCTCTGCGCCGCCTCAAGAGCCTCGTTGGCCTTCGCGAGCTGCGCTTCGAGTTCTGCGACCTTCTGCGTCTTCGCGTCGGTCTCCGCCTTGGTGCGGTAGTTCTCCAGCGTCGCCTTCTCGATTGCCTTCAGCTTCTCGTCGTCAAGCTCGACTCCGTTTGCCTTCAGGATGTCCTTGATGTTCTCCATTGCACTCTCCGTCCTAGGATGTTGTTGAACCGCACTCCCTGCGGTGGGGACGGTCGCACTCAAGCGTGCGCCGCTATGAACGATTGTACGACAAAGTGAAGCCCGCGACTATGCGGGCTTGTTGGTTTGGTTCCGTTGCTATGCAGTCGGGCCGTACGCTCGATTGCGCTTCCTTGTGGGAGTCCTTGCCCCTGAAGCGATATGCCATCTCCTACCCCTTCCAATCGTACGCCGACATGCGCTCCTCGCGGGTCTCGACGCCAGCGGCCTTGCTCTCTGCTCGGTACCTCTTAACCATCTTGTCTATCGTCGAGTCGATTCCGTCCGTGTCGCTGCCAGCCTCGACGAGGACTCTCCTCTCGGCCTTCAGCTTGCGCACGGACGTCTCCATCCGTCTCTGCCTCTGCGTGAACTCGTAGGCGGTCATCTCGGTTCCGCCAACCTCGACCTTGCGCGACGACTGCTCTCGGTACTTCCTGATCTGTTCCGCCGAGTTCGCCTGCTTCGATACGCCCATCAGGATTGGGAACGTCTGGTGTCGGCAGTTGTATCCCATCGCTATCGGGCGTTCCAGGCTTCCCTGAATCCTCGCGAACTCGGCATTCGAGAACTGCCTGCCCTGGTACGGCGCGTGGTCTTCCGCGCACATGCCGTGAGCCGACACTTCCACACCATCCGCTCCGAACGCCCTGCCGATCTCGTTTCGCGCCTCCTGCATCGTCATCCGGTAGTTGTCCATGACGTTCATCGAAACGGCGCTGTACAGCTCCCTCGTCGCGCCTGACTCGTACATCACCCTGACACCGCCTGACGACAGCCGTCTCACCATGCGGTCGTACTCCACAGTGTAGGCGGACTCCCCGGAACGGACGGCGCTCACGGCCCTGTTAAGGCAGTCCCTGTATGCCTGCGAAATAGGCGTCACCTTCCCGTCGTGCGACACGACCGCCATGACGGACGTGCGGCACATGCCATCGACGTCCTTGCGAGCC